CTATCACGCAGCAGCTCACACAGTCGCGCGCACAGGCTGAGGCAGAGGCTTTTCGACGGGAATACCCGGAAATCGACGAGCTGAGCACCAGCGACGAGTTCAAGCAGTGGGCATACGGCAGTCCCGAAAGGGCAAGACTGGCGGAAGCTACTGTACAGGGCGAAGTCGGCTCTGCGCGAATCTTGTTGGACGGCTGGAGGGATCGACAAAGTATCCTGGAAGCTGTTACACAGCAGAACAACGAGAGACAGGAAGATCTTGGCACTACCTCCAAGCCGACGGGCTTAGAGGGAGCACGTCAGGCTCAGACTGAATCTGGAGGTTCTGGAGCACCTACGGCACCTCGCTTGACGTCGGCGGAGATCATCAAAATGATCAACGAAGACCCGGCGAAGTACCATAGTGCGGAGTTCCAAGCGGAACTGAAACAGGCTGCTAAAGAAGGCCGTTTGGTCATCTGAGGCTTTTCATCAATATCTCATAACGGGAAACACTAAAAATGGCTAACTCTCTCTCCTTTGCCAACAGTGTTGACGTAACTGATGCTGATGCCTTTATTCCAGAGGTATGGTCTCTGGAAGTTCTTGCTGCGTATAAAGCCAATCTGGTCATGGCGCAGCTGGTCACGATTCTAAACCATCGTGGTCGTAAGGGCGACATCATCAACATTCCTGTTCCGAGTCGTGGATCTGCTTCGAGCAAGTCTGCGAACAATGTTGTGACTCTGGTCACGCACTCGGACTCGAATGTGCAGGTTACTATCAACCAGCACTGGGAGTACTCCCGCGTTATCGAGGACATTGTGGAAGTGCAGGGTCTCTCCTCGCTCCGACGATTCTTCACTGATGACGCTGGTTACGCTCTCAGCAAGCGCGTGGACACCACGCTTCACAATCTCGCTGCCACTTGGGGCGGTGCAACTGCGTACGAAGGTACGGCTGCTAACGGTACCGGTGCTGTCATCGGCTCCGACGGTAGCACGCAGTGGTCTGACGCTGATGCCGGTAACGGTACAGCTATTGCAGACGCTGGCCTCCGTCGCGTTGTGCAGGAACTCGATGACACGGATACGCCGATGCGCTTCCGTTACCTCGTCGTTCCTCCGGTCGAGAAGCGCAAGCTTCTTGGCGAGACCCGCTTCACGGAGCAGGCATTTGTGGGCGAAGGTGGAGCTGGCAACAGCATCCGTAATGGTTTGGTTGGCGATCTGTACGGTGTACAGGTCTATGTCAGCTCGAACTGTGCTACGGTTGCAGCCTCGGACGGCGTCACGAACTATCGTGCCGCTTTGATGTTCCAGCGTGAAGCGCTGGTTCTGGCCGAGCAGCTCGCTCCGCGCATGCAGTCTCAGTACAAGCTGGAAGCGCTTGGCACCTTGATGGTAGCCGACACGCTCTTTGGCGCTCAGACGGTTCGTGGCGACACGGAAACGAATGACGGTACTGGCTGTAAGGCAATCATGGTCCCGGCTACCTAAAGCCGTAGGGAAGGGAGGCTCCGGCCTCCCGACCCACTTATTTGAGGACTGTAGATGGCTGGTAATCCACGTAGAGCTGCTCCGATCGGTAGAGGAATTGCTATTGATCGAAGTGCGTCTGCTGCGGATAATGATTTTCTACAGTTCAACACTACCACTAACAAGTGGGAGTTCGTAACAGCCTCTGAGGCTGGGCTGCTGTCGGCAGCAGCGAACGAAACGGTCACAGGTGATTGGATATTCCAAGACCAGATCACCATTCAGGATGTCGGCGGTACCGATGACCTGACGATCCAGCACGACGGATCGAACGTAGACTTTGACTTCACCAACACGACGTACGCCAACTTCAACTTCGGCGGTACGACGTACTACAGAATCAACGCTGGTGGTGCGTTGGAGCTGTTAGGCGGTACTGATCTTCGTATCTATGACGCAACCGATACGGACTATATGACGTTTTCGCATGACGGCTCACACTTTATTGCGCGAGGCACTAACACCGCCTACTTTATTTTTGACACCCTCACAGGTGTGCAACTCAACGACGGTGCGCAGTTTCGCGTGTTTGACGCTGCTAACTCGGCTAGCTTCTCTTTGTATATCGACAGCTCGCCGCGAGCGCAATGGCAGTTTAGTGGGGTTGACTGGCTAGAGATTGAAGGGCTGTCTAACGGAATCCTGTTACGCGACGGCAATGAGCTGCGTATCTACAATTCCGGTGACACCGATTACAGCAGCTTCTCTCACGACGGCACAGACTTTAACGCGGCATTCACCAACACGACTGACTGGAATGTTACCGGGTTAGTCGGTGGACGGATGTACTTCAACAGTTATGGCAGTCGGATCCAGACTGGCCCGGATACTACTGGAAGTGCAGCCTCCTTTGGTGCTGCGAACACGACAGACGCTGGCAGCTTTAACTACCGCACTTATTGGGCCTACGATAGTTATTGGGATCACGATAACGAAGAATGGGCTGCCAGCCGTACTACGCTAGGCCGGAAGTTCATGATCGACATGGGCTACCACAACGACTCGATTCGGTTCCGCTACTTCGATGGCACTGTATCGAGCCCGTGGGCTGACACGGATTGGGACAATGCGTTCATCATCCACGGCGCTGCTGCACGGATTGACGTGCAAAACGGCTGGGCCTTTAGAATATACAATTCAGGCAATACCGACTATGGGCACTTTTCCCACGACGGTACGAACTTTACGCTGAATGTTGCCAACACCGACAATGTAGATTTTACCGGCGTTAGTGATAATGTTCGTATTCGTGATGGCGCAGGCCTTGTAATTTACAACGACGCTGATACCGATTATGGGCTGCTCTACCATGACGGAACGGACTTTAACTTTACTACTGTTAATACTACAGAAATCAACTTCACTGGTTACACAGGCTTTATGCAAGGTGCCCGTGGTCAGATTGCCGAGATTCAGTACGCGTTCAAAACATCAGACGAGTCTGTTACGTCCAGCACAACGTTGCAGGACGACAACGAGTTGGCTAACATATCGTTGGAGGCTGGGGGAGTATATCTACTCGAAGCCCAGCTATTTGTTACCCTATCCACTACGGCTACGCAGGACTTCAAGGCACAGTTGGTGTTCAGTAGTGCTCCTACGTCGTCTCGTGGAGATCTTCAATACGAAGCGGCAACTAGCAACAACACCGCCTCCAAAATCCTAGATCCGATAAGTACTGCATGGAGCTGGAATATAGGTAACAATCGCGCGAACGCCGCATGGATTCGCGGGTACGTCGATGCTAACGCAGCGACCACATTAAAATTGCAGTGGGCACAGAACACATCCAGCGCAAATGCAACCACTGTAAAAGCTGGATCATGGATTAAATTAACCCGTGTAGCCTAGAGAGGAGTAATCATGGCACAACAGATATTGTCGGACGAGGAACTGGCATTCCTATTCAACCTGCTGAACAGTGACGACGTTAAGGTAAGCGGACGACTGTCCCGTAACCTGGAAATAATCAAGGCTAAGATTGTGAAGCATCTGCAACCTGCTGAGGAAAATGATGGCGACAGCGCTGACACTGCTGAATAACGTACTTCGAGGACTCCGTCGTGATGCTGTCACGACGGTATCCACGACTGATGCGTATCATCTGTTTCTGATTCAGTTGCTGAATCGAGCCAAGACAGATGCGGAGACGTCGTGGGACTGGCAGGCACTACGCCAAACCCTGCCTGTCACTACGAGTGCGGGCACGTACGAGTATACGGTTGCGGGGGCAAACGCCAAATCCCGCCTGCTGTATCAGAAGCCGTCTATGCACGGCGGTAACTACGAGTCCAGCAAGACTGACAATCAGTCCAAGCCACAGGTATTCGATGTCACGGACTCGCAGGAATTCCGTTTGACGCAGATCCCGTGGGAGGAGTTTGAGATGCTCCACCTGACGGACAACGACGAGCAGGTAGCGAAGCCTACACACTTCGCGCTGAAGCGTACGTCTAGCGGGATCACGATGGGGCTGTACCCGACACCCAGCGGTGCGCGTACGATCAAAGCGCGGTTTGTAGTGCCGCAGTCGGCTATTCCGGCGAAGTATATGACGAACTATACGCTGAAGATCCCGGAAGACCCGATATGGATGCGTGCTCTACAGTATGCGATCGAGGATCGGGGCGAAGGCGTAGGCCGTCGCTCTGTCGAGCTTAGAGACGAAGCTGACCTTGCACTATACCTGGCTATTGAGCCAGAGCTGACACCTGACGACAAAACGGTAAACCCTGTATAATGCCAATGCCTCGCACCCACGACTGGCCCGGTCGGTTCGGTATCAACCTTCAGGAGAAGGACACGTTACTCGATCCGCGGTGGGCCACTAAGACGGAGTCGCTGATTCTCAATGAGAGTGAGCGGCTTGCGTGCCGTGGTGGGTTCAACATTGTCAGCACGGACGGAGCGAATGGGGAGGTTCTACGTGCGCATATCTACATTGACGCAGACGGCGACGAGACGATTATCACGTCTCAGGCAGATCGTATTGTTAGCGGGATCGCTGACCTGGATGACGCTAGCACTGACATTACCTCGACTACAACGCCAACGAATGGATTCTGGCAGTTTGTCAACTTTAATGGAAAGGTACTCGGCTTCCAGGCGGGTCATACGCCAATCGTCAAAACAACGGGCGATTTTGCTGACATCTCTGCTAGTGCCGGAACCTTACCGGATGGCGACGTTGCATGTGCCGCATACGGTCGTGTGTGGGCAGTGGACGATGATAGACAAACTGTGCGCTACTGTGCCCTTCTTGACGAGACTGACTGGAGTACGGCAAGTGGTGGCGGTTCCATTGACATGCGAAACGTCTGGACCGACGGTATGGACTACGTCACTGGAATCGTTGCATTCGGCGGCGCACTGGTCATCTTTGGGCGACGGCACATCGTCATGTACACGGATGGACAAGGCTCGGTCCTCGGCATCGACCCGACTCAGATGTATGTGGTCGATACCATTGAAGGAACAGGCTGCATCAGCCGAGACACTATTGCAGCAATTGGTGAAGGCGACCTCGTATTCCTGAGCGCCCACGGCTTGCAGTCGCTGGCGCGTGTCATCGCGGAGAAGTCCAACCCTCTGAACACGATCTCCTGGCAGATCGAGGACAGGCTTAAGGAAGCGATCCAGGTAGAGCTGGAGGGCCAGTCGGACCCGAAGCTGGATGTGCGGGGCTTCACTGGCAGCTACATCAGCGAGACCGGTCAGTATTGGCTGATACACAACTACGGTTCGATCGAGGATGTGTACGTCTTTCAGATGACGTCCCGCACACAGGATGAGCAGGGCAGGGAACTTGTGCCGATCATGTTCTGGGATACGGCGGTTCTGACGAACTTCCGCAACATATTTGAGACCAACGAGAAGCTTATCTATGCCACAGGCGGAGCAACCCACGAGATCTACTCCTACGATATTGACGACAATACGGACGAAGGGTCAGCCGGAATCTCAGTTGACTTTGAATCTGGATGGATCTACGACGAAGACCCAACCACAAAGACCCTCAAGTTTGGTCAGGTCACAATGCTCAACCTCGACCAGGTCTCGTCCGCGACCACATTCAAGTACGCTACGGACTATCAAGCTACTCTCGATACCCTCGCTGCTCCTGCTAGCTCTGACGGTAGGATCGTTAATCTGTACGATCCTCTCGGAGACGTAGAGGGGCAGTATTTCAAGATAGGGATCAGTGATTCTGGTTTTGGTGGCAAGGTATTGCAGCAGGTCAAGCTGTATCTGGAAGGAGGCAACATAGCCTTCATTCACCAGAAGTTTGATGACTACACGACGCCGCAGGCGCTGGAAGATGCTGGTCCGATAACGGACGAGCCCTACTTGATTGAGGAGCCTTACGACGTACCCATCACGGAGACTGACACTCCTGATGATACAGACGATGAGGTGGACATTGCAGTTCCTCCTGAGGCGGAGTACGACGGTGTAGTGGTTGTCGTGGTCATGGACCGTGGGCAGGCTAGTCGTACGCTGGCAGTGAACTACGGCGGTATCGGGGATGTCACGTTACACCCGATCGACGCTGGCTTTAGTGCGTCTACACAGAACTGCGTGTATGTCGGGTACATCCCGATTGCTCCCAGCGACTGGCCGCTGGCCAACAGCAAGGCCGTACTGACGTGGTCCAGTGCTCCTAGTGGTGATGAGTATCGCATCAAGATCTACAAGATCAATAGTGCCAGCACTTCCGCCTCCGAGACCAACACGGACTCGGTAGACGGGCAGGCGCTTGACGGCGGTGGTGGAGACAACACACTGGATGTGTCGCTCACGACGAGCTACGACCAGTCCATGGTGTTCCTGGTCAACGTGGTCAACCCGGAGTCCGGGACAGACCCGTACACCGTCACCTATGACGTGTCGAACCTGGTGCGGGAGGATACAATCTACTTCTCTGGCGCTGCCAAGCGTGTGCAGTGTCAGATATGGATAGCACGTAACCAGAGTAACTCGACAGACTTGAGCGGCGAGATAACAGTAACGATACCATCGGCAAACAACGCCGGTGGTGGTATGTACGCATTCGAGGTGCCTAGCGCATGATAGATCTTTCAAACATGGGCGATCTGCTACAGCTCGCCAACTTGCAGACTAACTACGTGCAGGGCGGTGGAGCAGGACCGACACGCGCAGGACAGGACATTGTAGGTAACGACCTTGCTGGCGGAATAACGCAGCTTCCCGGAGGTTATGAGGCACTGACCCCGGAAGGTTTCAAGCAGAGCGGCGAAGCTGTACAGTCCTATACACGACAGTCTCGCAGGGACTTCCACAAAGAGATGGCCCTAGTGGCAGCTCTGGCTATTGGAGGAGCTGCCCTTGGTCCAGGGCTTGGTGGCGGCGCTAATGCAGCGGGCGCTTCTAACGGTGCGGCAGCGGGCATTTCTAAAGGTGCGGCAGCTGGCGCCAAAGGAGCGGCGGGCGTCACCAAAGGCGCGGGCATTGTGACCGGAGCTAAGGCAGGAGCCGGAGGAGCTGGCCTGTTGGCAAAAGGGACAGGCGCCGCTACAAAGGCAGGAGCTAAAGAATCTCTAGTTCCGCAACTAACTAACATAGGCCAGGATGGACTTGGAGAGTTTCTGGTGCCAGAGGTAGCAAACGACGTGGGACTTGGAAGCAACATACTTGGCTGGGAAAAAGGCGCCGGTATCGGCAAGAATCTTGGCGGGATGTTTGGCGGGTTGTTCAAGGGGGGTGACAACCTTGAAAACATTGGACAATTGGCCGCTCTCCTGGGAGGCGCTGGCGCGGCCAGTGGCGGGAACTGGCTGTCTGATGCTTTGGGGTTCACGAACCGGGACATGGAGAACATGCTGAAGGGTGCGAAGTTCACTCCTCCGGGAGTAAACCTGCCTGGTGGTGCAGGCGGCACATACGACCCGACCACGAACTCGTACACCAGCAATCTCGGAGATCTGAACCCTATCCGCAAGATGCTGCTGAATACAGCAGGACAGGAAGGCCCGGACCAGGCCGTACAGACCGCTCTAAGGGACTTTGGCCTTGGGGGTATCCAAGGTACCTCTGACGTGGAAGCGCAGCAACTGGCGCTCCTGAGAGAGCGTGCGGCCCCTATGCAGCAGCGTAGGGAGAACACCGCCATCAATGACCTGTTCAGCAGAGGCCGGTACGGCCAGCAGGACTCGGCATCCGGTGAGGTAGCCCGCGGATTGGCGGAAGCTCGATCGCAGGAAGACCTGGGATTCCAGCTGGCAGCACGAGACCTCGGTCTGAGGACGCAGGATCAGCGCTTTGGGCAGAGTTTGAAGGCATTGGGGTTAGGAGACGACTTAAGCACATCGTCGCTCTCGCGGCTTCTCAGTGCGTCTGGTGGGACTCAGGACCTGGGCCGCTACAGCGGATTGCCGCTTGAGATGATGATGAATCTCGGAATTGCTGACTCTAACGCCCAGATGGGGGTAGGGACCAACCTGGTCAATATGAACCAGAACCAGCCTACCCTTGGGGATTTGTTTGGCAGGTACCTGTCCTCCAGGGGCAGCTCGGTGAACGTATAATGGCACAAGACATCTTTGGCTTTGGTGGGGGATTTGGTGCGGGCTCTCTGGCTGCGCAGGAGCGCGCCTTAGCCAATTCCAGACAGTACTCGAACCAGAACCCTCCGGGGCGTGGTGAGGGGCTTGTACACGCTCTGGGGCAGCTTGCAGGCGAACGCCGCATGCAGAAGGCCGAGAACCAGAGAGGGGAGCTTATCAACACCTCGGTGGATCTGGCACGTACCCAGGCCGAGGCCGCTGGGGAGGAGATCCCTGAGAACATAGCACAGGCCAGGGGGCTGCTACTTGCAGCCAAGCAGCTACAAGGTATGGGCCGTCATGCTGAGGCCCGCGAGTTGTGGACGATAGGAACACAGCAGATCCAGGAAGCACGAGACGCTAACCTCAATACCAGGCAGCTGCGCGCTAACGCTGAGGAGGCGGAAGCCAGGTCTCTGGAGAACACACGCAAAATTGCACTAGACATGGCAGATGGTTCGCTTGTTCACTTCGACAACGGAGACGGCACCTTCACGACCCTGAATCTTGATCGTGACGAGCATGTACGAATGTACCAGCGCATGACCGAGGAACAGGGCATGCTGCCTATGACTAGCGAGCAGCGCTACAACCTGGACCGCGACCAGCGAAAGGCACTGGTCTCCAGCATGGAAGGTCTGGTAGAGCGCCGCAAAGCACGAGAACGTGTCGTAGGTGCGCTTGACCTTATGGATAGCGTGAACCAGTTTGCCGGGGTACTGGCCGATACTCCTAACGCTCTGATGCTTGGCGGGGAGGCCAGTGGCAAGATAAACCAGGTCATCACGACGATCGCAGACGTAGGACGTCGGCTTGGTAAGGAGGAAGGATGGCTGGCAGAGAACCGGGACGTCGAGCGGCAATTCTTTGAAGCTAACGAGGCCTACTCCAGATCCCAGGCAATGATTACCGACCTGGCGTACATGATAGCTCGTGCGCGAGATTCAGGCGGACGTCTGTCCGACCAGGACTTCGAGTACGCCAAGTCCATGATTGGCGCAGACGGGCAACCGAACCCTGCCGTCATCATGAGTGTTCTGCGTGATCGCCTGGACATGGCTATGATGGGCGTGGACAACATGCTAGGAGTCTACACACCGGATCGACAGCAGGAGCTGTTTGGAGACTCGTACAGGAAGCTAAACGAACGCCGGGAGCAGTTCGAGCGGTACGCAGAACAGGTTGTAGCGTGGCACGAACGAGAGACCGGCAGCAGCAGCCCACAAGCTGAAACGCCCGGTACCCCAGGGTTTGATCCCTCCACCGCTGAGAGCTTATTCTAATGAGAGTAGTACACCAAGGCATTCCCTACAACGTCCCGGACGAAAAGGTTCAGGGATACACACGGGAGCAGGTCAGGCAGATCGTTGATTACCAGATCGAGCAAGATCCTACGGTAAGGGAACGGCGGGCCAGAGAGCTGGGATTGTCTGACTATGACGTAGAGTCGTTGTCCAAGCAGGCAGCAGGGGAAGGCACACTCATACGAGCCGAGACTGGAGGGCTGTTCGATCGACTTATGATTGGTGCAGGGCGAGCCTCCACACAGATCATGCGTGGCGTAGAGCAGATATACGCCAGCGCCAGAGGCGAGTCCTCGAACCTGGAGCAGCTGAAGAAGGAAGAAGCGCTGGAGCGCGAGACGTTCGCTGCGTTGGATGACGAGGGTATCGGCATGGAAGATCTCGGGCAGATGTTGCCAGAGACGTTGGCTTTCCTTGGCGGTGGCGGCCTCATATCTATCGGGTTGCGTGGTGCAGGACTTGGAGCTACTCAGGCTACAGCCACCGGCCAGGACGAGGTAAGCACACGAGGCATCAATGCCCTAATCTCAGGTGCCCTGTCGGTAGCAGGACCGGGAGCTGCCAAAGCAGCAGCCGGGGTATTCCATAGAGCTACACGTCTCACTTCTGGTGTTACAAACGCTCTACTTGGAGTGATGGGCAGGATACAGGGTACACCTACACAGGCTATCGGTACTATCGCGTATCAGTCTGCTAAAGCAGAGAGTGCCACTAGCGCAGCTATGCAGCAACTAGGCAGAGTCGCACGTCAGCGTGCTATGGTTATCGTGCGGAATCTAAACAGTGCGGGCAAGAAGGATGTCGTCGCGCAAGCTGCCGACGCTGCATTGACCGAGGCCACTAAGGTAGTTGATGGTGTACCAGTGCTTGACCCTGGTGCATTTGCCGTCGGACTCCAGAACTTTGGGCGTAGCCAGATGGTACAGGAGCTAGGTACGCAGGCAGGCAGGCAGCTTGATCTGGTGCGCAACACCTTCGAGCAGTTGGCTGAAATTACCGTATTGTCCCAGCCACAGGCACGGGCATTACTACGAGGCATCACCAGCGACAAGCGCGCTGCTACTCTCGCCAGGGAGATGGCACGCGCCAAGTCCAAAGATGTCAGAGAGGCTCTATGGAGATCCCTACAACAGAGCCTCGCACAGACTACAGAGAATGTCGGTCAGGCGGCAGGAGTTGAGGCTACCAGAGCTGCACCTGAAACTGCGCTCGAAGGATATAGGAATTTTGGCGGTGCTCAGAATTAAGCAAGGCGTAACTCTACATGGGCTTTCCCCTCACATGACACTTGCGGTCATTGCGGTGAAAGATATTTACGACAGGAAGGGGAAGGACGTGGTCATCACGTCGGGGAACGATGGAAAACACTCGGTCACATCAAAACACTACGTCGGAAACGCACTGGATTTCCGAACCAATAATCTGGATGACCCGGCAGGAGAGGGGCCGCAAATTGTTACGGAACTCAACAAAGCGCTGGGCAGGGATTTCGACGTCTTGTTTGAAGGCGATCACATCCACATTGAGTACGATCCGAAACGTCCTGTTTAGCGTAGTTCTCGGAACGCTGGTGAGCAGCACCAGCATGGCGCTGCCTCCAGAGGATACGGCTGAGATGTACGACAGAGCGTGCGCAGTACTGCAAGCGGACTGCTCGGAGTTACCGGAGCCGTACGTTCACTACGCTCCCCTACTGTGGCAGGGCGGTGTGTTGGGAACCTTCCTCTCACGCAACCCAGACACCGTGTGGCTGGATGTCATGTTCCTGGATCAGTCTGTAGCGGACTGGTACCATGCAGGCACAGTCTTGCACGAGATGATTCATTATGTGGACTGGCACATCACCGAAGACAAGTTGTATTTTGATGTTTGCGAATCAGAGGCAAAGGCATGGAGGG